TATTGGGTTGAAGTCGATGGCGAAAATATCGGCTCCGTCGAAGGTGGAAACCGAGGCCACGAAAAAGGAAAGGGTGGGGGCCACGCTGAGAACTTGCTCGGCGACGGCTCCACCGGATCGTGGCGGGTTTTTACGCTTGACGGTATCGAGGTGAAAACCAGAGCGACCTACACGAGTGTATTCGGAACTCGTAAGGACGCGGCAGAAGCGCTAATGAAAAAGCTAGAAGAAAAGGTTGGGGAGGTGAAATGACAGCTATAACTATTAGGCCACTTTACGAAATCGCTGAAGAGATCTACGCAGCGTTCGGGGAAATAGGGAAACCAGTTCCACCGCACGCAAAACCGTATATCGCTGCGATGCTTAGTCTGGACGAGATCACCGACAAGTACGGTCTCGACAGCGCAAAGAGCATCGTAATTTACGCGCTTTCTAACCTAAGCGGTTGGCGCGGCGAGACAGCGCGAGTAATCAAAGCCGAGCTAAAAGCGATGGTAAAATAGGATGCTAGAAAACGGAAGCGAAACATTCAACAAGATCAGACCGGCATTCCGGTACGAAATCGTTGACTGGAGTACGGACACGGGTTACGACGGCTCAACTGCGGTCGTAATCTATGGCGACCCATACCGGAGCGTCAGCCCCGTGTTCGCTAGCGTCGAACGCGCCAAGGCGTATATCGAAACCGACAGCAAACGGTACGTCACTTGGCGGGGCGGCATCTATAGCTCGGAATATCTCGATGAAGCTAGCGACCTGAACCTAGAAGATCTAGTGGTACGGAAATCGGGAAACAAGCGGCTGCTATATATCGTTGAAAAAGCCGAAGAGCTTGAACGAGGAGAAATCAAGATCACGGGCTGGCGCTGCTACTACTGGGGTATCGGGAGGTACACCACGTTCCGGGCACCTAGAGGGTATCTCACTAAATACACGGAGCTACCACATCGCGAAGCGTACGAATTGGAACGAACAACTCCCCATGAAAGCGACCACAGGAAATCGATGCTATCCCACGTTAAAGTTAGGAGGACATGACCGTAAGAGATTCAGAGCGAGCTACAGCAATCCTCTTAGCCGTTATGCGCGGCCAGCGGAAACAGAGCGTAGTTCGTACTAAAGATGAAGCCGAACTCTGGGACGAACTCGTAACCCAAGTTCAGGAGATCAAAGAAGATGGCTACGAGGTAGCTATACCCAACCCATAAGACCCGCACCTATAGGGTCGGGCGAGGAACAGTGGGCATAGCGGTAGACGGTAACTGTTTCAGGTTCGCTTTATCCAAGAAATCTTGGTACTTCACCGGATCTACAATATCCACTTTGCCATCTATGACTCGTAGCATTAATTGAGCGCCTTCTTCGTTGTTATAGAGATACAACTCATCGAACTGGTCTAATACTTGTGGCAACGTATTCGATACCCCAGCGTGAGTTGATCTAATAATCGCCTCAGGGACTTTACGACCAGTACGGGCAGCGCGGTCCGCTTCGCGCCTTAACGCTTCGTCAAATGGGATCGACACATACTGGGCTTCTATCTTGTAACCAGCCGCACGTGCATCTCGGAGCTTATTAGCGACCGAACCGGGATGAGAGTCACCTGTTCCGTCTAAAAGGAAATCAATTCGCCGCTCCGAAGAGGCTTTCATTAGACGCTTAGTCAGGTAGCTCGATTCTTCGTGCGTATACGCCACCCATCCTTCGTCGCCCCAGTCAATCAGAATATCTGTCTCTGGTAGCATCCGCTTAATATCGTCAGCGTCTATGTGGGCATACTTTCCGGGGCGCAAACCGGGGATACCGTCGTTTCTCAGGAAACTACTTTTGCCGGAGGCCGTACCGCCACCCATGAAATAGAACGTGGGATCATCGGAGACAGGAATACCATCGAGAACAGTATTGATAATTTTGTCGTGTAGCGCTTCGCGATCGGGTGTGAACTTGCCATCAACGATGAAATGAGAAGCACTGTGGTTTACCTCTTCGAGTAATTCTTCTGGAAGCGGTACACCTTTACCTAACCCGATATCTGCCGCTTCTGGGGGTACGTCGTCTATGGTTCGAGATCCGGGCTGCCCGATAAGCGCACCCGGCTCGGCGACGACACCGGGTCTAGCAACGAGATCCTCGATTTTGAGGCCCGGTCTCGATGGGCGGATGAAACGCATCGGCTGTCCCGGCGTACCTGTAATAACAGCACGCGGTTCGCCGAACGTCAGCGGATCGGGGAGAACTCTCACTACACATCTACAATTCGGATGAGCAGGCGGTGCCTGACCGAATCGCCCGAACGTCTCACGGATACCAACTGCTTGGCCGTTCATCGGTACACAGATTTCACATACATCCCACGACGACGTAACCCATTGTTTCTTCGCTTCGTTAGGATTCATTAGCCCAGCGTTAGCGGCCTGCCACATGCCTTCGAGTCGGCCTTGGTTAGAGGCTCGCATAATCTCGGTCCGGGCAATCGTACGTGCGCGGGACCGCCGAAGCCGCCTGCCGTATGCTTCCACTCGCTTTTTGAGTTGAGCCGCACCGATATTCGGACTGTCGGCGACGATTCGCCCAGCGCGTCGATATACCGCTGTGGCATATCTCGACGTAAGACCCCGCGTGGCGTTTCCAAATACAGACGTTAAGCCTCCAACCCCCGCTGGCATATTCCGTGGGCTGGGTATTTCGTTAAGGAGGGTGACGAGCTTACTTTGAACGGCTCCTCTGCCCAATCCGTCTTTGAAGGCTTGTTCAACTACCCCTCGAACAGCGACGATCTGGCTATCAACCATGTCGGTGACCATGTTTGCGGCGGATAGCGACGCGTAATTGGTTGCGTTCGGTGAAGCTCTATCGAAGAGAAGAGTTGATGCTACTTCCGATGGGGTCTCAGCCTTTTCGAGTTTCGCCCAATCAGCGGCAACTAGGTCTCGGATCTCGTTGAATACTCGTACCCCGGACTCCTGTAGCTGGTAGAGGGTGACTTCCCCTAGAAACTCTTGGGACCGCACTAACGTGCTGCGAATTTCGTCAGCGGCTACGGGGCTGTATGGCTCCTTAAACAATTCGGCTATAGCACTAAATGGGATAGCAGCCCAAACCGCTAAACAGGCGTCACGGTATTCCTTCTCATTTACCGTTAGCCGTTGGATGCCGATAGGTCGATGCCCCGGCTGTCCCGGCGCTCTACGGCGCGATACAGGGAATCGTTCGGCTTTACGAACGCCGCTAGTAATTCGGACCGCTGTACGGGTCACACTTCTTCAGCCATAACCCGTGGAAGTCCCGCAGCTTCGCGTAGGTAGCCTTCAAGATCCTCATCTGGGAAGAGCGGTGCGCCAGCCCCAGCGAGTTGGTTGATAAACGTCCCAAGCGTTCCGATATCAACATTATCTGGAGCAGTGAAGTTAATCGAAGGCATCTTGTTCGCATCCATTCCGTTTAGGCGTATCAGTCGAGGGATACCGTAGGAGTTGAACACTTCGGCGATCGAACTCAGCCAAGCGGAAAGAGAATCAACAAACAACTGGATCTTCGATACCGATAGTGCCTGAGTACCAGTCGCCTGATGCCCCAGAAGAATGAAGTCAGCTAAAACCGACATCGCCATACGCTGGTCGTATCGTTGAACGATCGCGTTGGTATCGAACTGTCGGCGTCCGCCGGTGGACAACAGTTTCAGATCGTAGGCCAAATTACCGGTTTCGGGATCGTAAGCCAGCGGAAATACGATGCCTTCCTGTTCGTCTCGTTTAATATTGCGGACGAGTTCCTTGATCGCCGTCAACGCCGCGGTTTCAGCGGTCGTTGCGTTATCGCTTAATAGCTGCGGTGGGACCATAGCGACAGGCATCCCGGCGAGGTCTCGCTCAATACCTATCGCCTCAATCTCCTGAATCTTAGATTTGAAGTACCACGGCACAAACGCATTCCGCAGAACCGAACGGCCACGTGGATTGTTATATTTCGTGCTCGTCCGAAAGAGCAACATTTTCTCTATCGGGATGTGGACGTTATTTCGACCCCACGTTTGGCCTAATACCTGTTCTTGTATAACACCGTCAATACCGCC